TTATAAAGATCGTTATAATGAAAGATTTACTAAAATAGTTCTTTATAGAGCTGTTTATTGGCTAAAAAATATAAAAATCATGCTTAATACCCACCTTTCTTAAAAAATAATACAAGAATCGGTCAGGATTCAGTGTGACAAAGTCTTATTATTTGAAAATATGAGCATTTTGTTATATAAAAACAGAGGTCAGACAGTAAGAAACACACGGTCGTCGCCGTGTCCAGAAAGATGATCAGAAAAAACTACAGCAGTAAATTACCAGCTATTGATTTACGCTGTTTTTTAATTTCAGCCAGCTTTAATAATCCATTTGGATTGATTCGCTTCATCTGTTTCTTTAGCTTTTCGTCGTGCACTTTCTTGGCGCATTCTGCCACTTTGCGTGCCACATATTTAGCTAACATTTTAAGAGAATCAAACGTATTAGCGCATGACCACACCTTAGCAAACCAGCGGTCTGGGTGTTTCTTGCGCTGGGCTTGAGCTATACTTTCTTCAAATTCTTTCGGATAGCGTATCTGCCGATTCCTAAAAAGGGGCAAGTACGCGTCTTCCTTTATTAAATCTGATGCCGCGCCAAGTCGCTTGCGCAAGGTCTTGACACGTTTTTCAGAATCCTTATTACCATCCACTAATTACCCTCGCAAAAGTACTATTTTATATATTGGGACGTAAAAATCCCGCACCAGATAACTGGCAACGGGATTCTCAACTAAGGCTCTAGTACTCAGAGATTATATCAATTAAGATGATTTGTCAAGCTGTCTTGAAGAATAGTCTGCAAACAATAAAGACCGCTAAACTAAATCAGCGGTCTAATACCTTTTGTAAATATTTTAGGGATTTTTGAAAGATTATTTACTAAATTGCCAACAATATTATATAATCGAAAACAGTAAAGGTCCTCTAGTTTAAATATTCCACCGCGAGGAATATTAAGTGGCAAAAACCACTAAAACTAAAGACCAATCTACTCATAAAACGCCACCTAAACGTCCACCAAAGAAGGTTGGACGTCCTTCGAAGTATACAAATAAACTAGCTGATAAGATTTGTCAAATGATTGCCCAAGGGCAATCGGTCCGTTCTATTTGCGCAAAAAAAGATATGATCTCTATGCAGACGTTTTTCCGCTGGTTACGAGAGAATGATAAGTTTCGTGAGCAGTACGCGCGTGCGTGTGAGGAGCGATCGTATATGCATGCTGAAGAAATCCTGGAGATTGCTGACGACGCCAGAAATGATTACATGGAAAAGCTTGATGATTCTGGCAATCTTCTTGGATACACTCTCAACGGCGAACATGTGCAGCGTTCTCGCTTAAGAATTGATACGCGTAAATGGCTGATGGCCAAGCAGAATCCGAAAGTTTACGGCGACAAACTGGACATGACAACAAACGGTAACGACATAGGAGTTTCTCTCAGTGCGAGCCAAGCCGAACAGCTTCTCAGAGCAAGAGCAGACAATCGGGATTCTTAGAGAGATTGCTGAACATGGCTCATTTGCTGAGTATTGTATTGCTATTGATCCGAAATATCAGCTGGAATGGTTTCATGCTGAGATTGCAAAGGAATTGGAGCATGGCTATCGTCGGCTAATGGCAGGTGAAGATGTTCGCCTGATGATATTTATGCCTCCACGACACGGAAAGAGCGACACCGCCACCCAGAAGTTCCCGTCATGGGTATTAGGCAAAAGCCCAAGCATACCAATCGTTGTATCGTCATATTCTGCTGAGCTAGCTACCGACTTTGGACAAAAAACTAGGGATATAATGCAGTCAGACATGTATAGTGCTATGTTCTCAACACGACTACGTAAGGACGCCCGCGCTAAAGGCCGCTGGATTACCAAGGAGGGTGGTGGATATACTGCAGTTGGTGTTGGTGGAGCACTAACCGGACGCGGATTCAAGATTGGCATTATTGATGATCCGTTTAAGAACCGTGAGGAGGCGGATAGCCCTGTAATCCGTGAAGCCCGTGACGGCTGGTATAAATCAACATTCTCTACACGAGAAGAAGGTAATTCGATGGTCGTATTTATTCTTACGCGTTGGCATGATGACGATTTAGCTGGGCGCGTGATACAAGCCTCACGTGAAGCGAGACTGCGCGGCGAACCATACGACGACTGGAAAATCATTGAATACAAGGCTATCGCCACTGAAGACGACGAACATCGCAAGTCAGGCGAAGCTCTATGGCCAGCGAAGTTTTCGCTTGAGAAACTGTTAAAAAAGCGTGCTGAGATGGGCAGTTACGAGTTCTCGGCACTTTATCAGCAAAACCCAATTGACGAGGAAAACCGCAAGTTCAAGCAGGCATGGTACAAATACCGCGAATTCAGCAAGGTGTTGCAACTTGATACCTACAACGTCATGACCATTGACCCGCGAGGTGCGGACGACGTGAAGCAGGGTACTGACTATATTGGTATCACCCTCAACTTTATCGATCGTGAAGGTAAATGGAATGTGATATGTTATCGGACAAAACTATCAGCAACAGACCTGGTTGATCTTATGTTTACGAACTGGAAGCGGTACAACCTACACAAGATTGGCATAGAGGACAATCAGTTCACTCAAGCCCTGAAGTCGGTTTGGAATGAGGAGATATTGCGGCGTGGTGTCTACATATATGTCGAGCTACTGAAGCACGGCGGACATAACAAGGCATTGAGAATTGAAGCTCTAGTTCCACGATACGAACGTGGCGGCATTTACCATATTAAACACGGTGATACAAATTTCTGTAAAGACCTAGAAGACGAGCTTAGCATGTTTCCAAAAGCCACCAACGATGATGCAAGCGATTCATTAGCATATCAAGTACAGCTGGCGCAGCGCCCAGAAGACGACGTCGGTAGCGGCGAGGTATACAATCAATCACTTACAGATAGAGATATAACAGCAACATGGAATTAAGGAGGGTTAGTGTGAAAAAGTTTGTACCAGAATTTGGCAAAGTTAAAGAGAAGCAGCAGCTAGATGACAATACTACAGTTGAAGTTGAGAAGAATTATCAAAATCACAACATCATTGGAACAAAACTACATTTTGAGGAACGATTCCGTGTTGGATCTATGGCCGAAGCACGGGATAAAGTTGATGAGCTCACCATGCGGATTGAAAAGGACGAGGGCTTAATCAACCCATCGATACGGTATGACGGCCGAGCAAAAATGTTATACAAAGGCTCATTCGATGTTGTCTTTGAATATACGAGAATCAGAGCATAGCAAGGGACATTTCCCCAATAAACATAATTGTGATATAATACAAGCGTAAACCACTGAAAAAAACCAGAGTTTACTGCAAATAACAGTAATCTTTGGAGTAATCAGTGGCTTTTTCTTTTTTAACAGAGAAAAACATCTTTGACCTATACGGTACTGCTAAAGAACAGACCGAATTGCTGACCGAGCCGTTTTCGGAATTTTCTCGCATAGCCCGAAATAAGCCACACCCAAAAATCCCGAAGGCATTTCCGAAGACTACCGACGGCACAGCATCTTCAATCATTATCAAATCGCCGCGGCGCACAATTCAGCAGTTGCCAACTGGTGTAGTTAGTACTGTCGATGAGAACAGTCCATGGCCGATTATCGCCGAGTTTACCTACCTAGAAAAAATCCTGCCTAATGCCAATACTGAATACGACTTGATTCATAAAAGCTGGATGACAGTAGAAGGCGGCGAGACGTTTGGCGCGCAGGGTGTGTACACGCCAATGCTATATAACGACGATGAGCTACTGCCAGACTACCTGATCGTATCCTGGCGAGATATTTTTATTCAACCAGGTAAGAAATCTGCTAGCGATTGCAGCTATGTATTTATGCGTTCATGGTGGCAAGAGGCTGACGTCGAGCAGCTTATTGACGCTGAAAAAGAACGCCACCGCAAAGCTAAGGAAGAGAATGCAGAATATGAGCCGTCGTGGGACTTGAAGGCTTTAGAAGAAATCAAGGATGCCATCATTAGCAAGGACGACAAAGCACAGAATGAAGCCGAACAGGAACGGTCGCTTGATCCATCGGGTATTGAGATCGTGACTGGTTTTCAGGTTGGTGTCGGTGCAACGTTCTATACCTTCAACCCCGCTACTGAAAAGATCGTGCGGCGCAAGCAAAATAAAGACCCACGTGGCAAGATACCTATCTCTTGGTATTTCTATGACGCCGATGGTGCAAATCCTCTTGGCCGTAGCGTATTGGAACTTATTGGTCCTCTGCAGAACCTTATTGACGGCGATATGCAGGCATATCAGTACAACCGCGCTATAGCGTTGCAGCCAACCATTAATGTTTTTGGTAACGTCAACGAGCGCCGACTCAACTTTGGCGCCAACGCTGTCAATAAGATTCAAGACCAAAATGCGCGCATCGAGCCGATGAATATCGACACGACCGCCCTACGCGAATATCCAAACCTGTACGGATTGCAAAAGTCGCAGATGCTCAACCTAGTCAACAGTCCAGACACCTCAATCAGTGCTGAGGTTGGCAACCCTGGCTTTGGCAAGACACCGCAAGCACTTAAGACTCAACAAGCACAATTATCCATTGATGATAACGCCCTCCGTAAAGGCTTTGAAGCGTTCTTTGAAGAATGGAGCGAGACAGCTATCAACCTCTACTTTGCTGAGCGTAACGGCGTCGAGGAAATGCAGCTGGATGATGAAACGGCTGAGAAATTGCGAACACTGGAGCGCGACGGTCATAAACTGGACGGCGTAGTGCTTGACGACAAAAACATGGCGACTATCGATTTCTCTAAAGCACAGGGAGTACTGAAGTTTAAGATTGATGCCTCAACCACCAAGGTCAACAGCGAAGCGGCACAGCTTGATGCGCTGAAAACCCTGATTCAGACATTGGACTCTAGCCAATCACTCAACCAAGTCGTACCAATCAAGAAAAAGCTGGCAGCGTGGAATGCAATCGTCGCCAACTCTGGCATTGACGGACTGGACGAATTGAAGGTTACCGAGGAAGAAATGCAGCAGATGCAATCACAGGGGGCACAGCTAATGGAGCAGACCGAGAGCGAGACGCCAGAAGCTGAGATAGAACAGCCTACTGAGACAGTAACAGGCGAGACCGCGCCGGTAGAAATGTCAACTGAGCCACAGGAAGTCGCTAAACAGAGCCTAATCGATGAATTGCGCCAAATCGGTACGCCAGAGAACCTAATAGCCGAAGTACCGAGCATGGTTGAAAAAGGTTTTACCGAGGAAGAGATAATCGCCTCCATTATGGGCGTTATCCAGAAAGAGGAGGATGAATAATGGAAGACAATCTATACCCACGTAGTACCGAGTACTTTGTGCCAAATGCTGACATGGACGAGCAGCGCGAAAAAGCCAAGGAAGAGGAAAATGCTGTTGTAGCTAAGGAGTTGAATAAGTTGCAGCAAATTGTAGACCGATGGAACGAGCGGATCGATTATTACAAATCACTTGATGCTATCCCGAATGAAGCTGTTACCGACAAAGAGCAGTTATCGATTTACATGCTAGCCCATAAGGAAGTCGTGCGGATTTTACGAGAGGAAAGGAGTGCATTGGAGAGTATCATCAACCCCATTTAGGGAGGTGTGTTGCTTTGGTTGGCTAATCCTCGCTAGTAGCTGACCAAAGGAGCGCATCTCACGCAGCCCAGGTTCGTCACCTGTAATCGACGTCAAAACAATGTAACGAGAAGGAGGGTGCTATGCCGCAAGCAGAAGCGGAAAGCCAAGAAGTCGTAAATACCGAGGTAGAGCAGGAGTCTACCCAAGCTGAGTCGACGGCAGCTGAAACACAAAACTCTGAGGCTTCGAGCGAGCCAGACACCAAAGCAGTTATCTCAGATAGCGGCGAGGTGGTACGTGTCAAAGTCGATAAATCCAAGGAGGAAGACAAAGAGGGCGAATCCGAGGACGAGTCAGACGACGACCCGAAGCCGAAACGGGGCAAGGAAGCCCGCCAAGAGCAACTAGAACGCGATTTAGACGAAGAAAATCGAGCTATCCGCGAATTGGTTGCCCTGCTCAATCAAACAACAC